CGAGCTGCTCAGAGAGCTTCAGTCCAGAGGTGATTACATTCTGGATTATGAAAACTGTGATATGTCTCTGGATCATGTGGAATACCACAAAGCCGAAGATATTGATGGAGAGAAGTTCGGAGATGCTTCAGACAACCTGTACTGTTTTTTCAAGGCGGTGTGAACATGGATGAGAGAATTAATGAAGTTCTGAGATTGATTGATATACAGCTTGCCACAGTCCCGGATAACCCCATTGAAGAATCATACAAGGCAAGAATGCTAGCAAACTATGTACAGGCTCTAAATGGGCTTTTAACGGCTCAGAAATCGTATAAGGAGGAAACGAATGAGTGAATTTGAAATCCGTATTCCGGCAAGAAAGAAACAACTGGTAACCGGAAAAGACAATCAGGTTGTAAAGGTTTCATCAGACGCATACAACGCACTGGTCGAAATCTATAACGAATCAACCTTATCAATGAAAGATATTGCAAGTTTGCTGATTATCGAGGGCAGTAAACATGTAGTTTATGACAAGGAGGAATAGCAATGGCAACACCCGTATTAATTATTGGAAAATCTGGTTCTGGCAAGAGTACCAGTCTTAGGAACTGCCAGAATGAACACTGGAATCTTATTAGAGTATTGAATAAACCGCTTCCGTTTAAAGGAAAGATTGACGGATGGTTTACAGATGATTACCAGCAGGTAATGAAGTGCCTGATCGCATCAAAAGCAGAGTCTATCGTAATTGATGATGCAGGGTATCTTATCACGAATCATTTTATGAAGGGACACGCTTCTGCTGGAAAAGGCAATGCAGTGTTCGCTCTGTACAATGATATTGGAGACTATTTCTGGAATCTTATCCAGTTCATTGTAACAAAAGTACCGCAGAATAAAATTGTTTACCTTATGATGCATGAGGAAAAAGATGACTCCGGGGAAGTAAAGCCTAAGACAATTGGTAAGCTTCTGGACGAAAAAGTTTGCATCGAGGGCATGTTTACCATCGTTCTTCGATGCATCGAAGAGAGTGGAAAGCACTTATTTGTCACTCAGTCCAGTCAGGGAGCGGTAAGTAAGTCCCCGATCGGGATGTTTGACAGTTTAACTATTGATAACGACCTTGCAGAAGTTGACAAGGTTATCAGAGATTATTATGAATTAGGAGGAACAGACAATGCAGAAACCAAATAATTACGATACTACACAGGCAGCAGGAGAATTTGAACCGATTGCTCTTGGCGGGCACAAAATGGTAATTAAGCAGGTATTAGAGAAAAAAACACAGGGTGGACTTGATATGCTCGTTATCTTGTTTGATTTTGCAGAAGGAGACGAACAGGCGGGGTACTTTATGAAGCAGTTTGAAAATGATATCCGTCCAGACAAGAAATATCCGAATGCCGGCACTAACTATATGGTCATTGACGAGAGTGTAGAGTATGGCGTCCGTAATCTTAAAACTTTTATCACATGCGTAGAAAAGTCAAATCCGGGATTTGCCGTTAAGTGGGGCGATAATTTCGGGCAGCAGTTTAAGGGAAAACTGATCGGCGGCATCTTCCGTCTGGAGAGAGACTGGTACGACAATAAAGAAGTAAAACGTCACAAACTTGCATGGTTCCGCAGCGTGGAAGGAATCAAAGATGCAGATATTCCGGAAGAGCGTACCACAAAGGCCTATGACGATCATCTGAAGGAAGAAGCTATCATGGGAGCAAGTCCGGCAGGTACGGACTTTATGAGTATTCCGGATAGTGTACAGGAAGAACTTCCATTTAATTAAAAGGATGTGTTTTTAATGGTTATACAAGTGGACACAAGGGAACATAAATCAGAATGGGAACGGATTCAGAGTCAGTTTGATAGCCTTGGAGTGCAGTATTTTCGCTCTAAATTGTATTGCGGCGATTATCAATCGCTGGATAATGCAAAACTCTGTATTGACCGTAAGAAGGATTTACAAGAGCTTTGTGGAAATGTCTGCCAGCAACACGAAAGATTCAAGGCAGAACTTATCAGGGCACGTGAAGCCGGTATTCAGCTGATTATCCTATGTGAACATGGACCAGATATTAAATCAGTTGGCGATGTGTATTTTTGGGAGAACCCAAGGAAACACAAAGTTATCTGGAGGACGATAAACGGCAAAAAAGTAAAGACTGTAATCTCTGACAAGGCTGTTGATGGCTGCCAGTTGTATAAATCTCTCTGCACAATCAGAGATAGATACGGAGTCCGATTTGAATTCTGCACGAAAGAAGAAACTGGGTGGCGGATCGTGGAGCTGCTGTCATGACTAAGGGAGAAATCAAACAGTCAGTAAAAATGCCAGAAATTCTCTCCAGGTACGGGCTAAGGCCGAATAGAGCAGGATTTATATGTTGCCCTTTTCACAAGGAAAAGTCAGCATCCTGCAAAATCTACGATGATTCCTTTTACTGTTTCGGCTGTGGAACTGGCGGTGATGTGTTTGATTTTGTGATGCAATATGAATCCGTCCCTTTTAGTACGGCGTTTATTGAGCTGGGTGGCACTTATATATCAAAAAAAGGTAAAAGCCGCAACCAGATCAGACATGAAATGCGAGATATTAAATCAAAAAAACACAACCCTGTTCAGGATCCTAATGAGATTGAGCAGGTAGAAAAGAACATACTTATGTACGAAACAGCACTAAAAACGTTCCCTCCTGATTCAGAAGAGTGGTATATGTGCCAGTTTAATCTTGAGAAAGAAAAAAGCAGATACGAAATGTTATCAGCTAAGTCAGGAGGTGAGAAAAATTCTTGAAAATATTGAAAACTTACAGGCACAAGACTTTATGGAAAAGCAGTTGTATGAAGAGCTTTTTTCAGTAAAAAGTAAAATTGACCGCTCAGAAATCAAGTTTAAGCTGATGGACCGGGCAAAAAGTGTGAAAGCGAAGCATATAGCAGAAGAGTTCATAAAGGAATTCCAGAAAGCAGAACAGGAAAAGGAAAAAGAAGAAAAAGTAAATCGTTCTATGCAGTTAGTTGAAAACATCACAAACTTTTATCCTGATTCTGTTGATAAGGAATATCCTAACATGGCTTGTGGTAGCTGGATAGCTACAGAGAACGGAATATTTTCCTCTGAAACATCTAAGGCAAGAGAACTTGTATGTCACCACCCGATCATGCCGATACGTCGTCTAAAAAACATCGAGACAGGAGAGGAACAGATCACGGTGGCTTTTAAAAGGGATGGATATTGGACAGAAATAACTGTTCCAAAAATTGACATTGTGACTTCCAGGGCAATAACTAATCTTGCAAGGTTCGGGGTGCAGGTCAACTCAGAGAATGCAAGGCTTCTCGTAAAGTATCTGGCGGATGTTGAAATGTACAATGCCGATATGATCGACATACAGCACTCTACAAGCAAACTGGGGTGGCATGGTAATACATTTGTCCCTTACGACCTTTCAATCGTTTTTGACGGTGAATACCGCTTTAAAACGCTATTCCAAAGTATACAGGAAAGTGGAGACTACTTCAAGTGGGTGACTCTGGCTAAGCAGCTACGATCATGCGGACGATTGGAACCGCGAATAGCACTGGCAGCATCTTTTGCGAGTGTTCTTATACAGCCGCTTGATGCGCTACCGTTCATCGTAGATTTCTATGGGCAGACAGGAGGCGGAAAGACGGTAACAATCAATATAGCGGCATCGGTTTGGGGGAATCCGGCACCGGGAGCCTACGTTGGGAATTTTCGTTCAACAGATACATCATTGGAGACAAGGGCAGATATGCTCAATAACTTTCCGATGATTCTGGACGACTCGAAGAATGCTTCTCAGTATATCCGGGATAACTACGAAACATTGATTTACAATCTCTGTTCTGGCAAAGGAAAAGCACGTTCAAATAAGGACCTCGGAGCAGCTAAGGAAAATACATGGAGTAATGTGACTATTTGCAACGGTGAGAACCCTATTTCGGAATTTGCAGATTCCGGCGGAGCTATCAACAGAATTATTGAAATTGAATGTTGTGAGGATATTTACGAGAATCCAGCAGAGATTAACGGCATTGTCGTGAAGAACTACGGCTTTGCTGGAAGAGTGTTCGTTGGAAATCTCAAACAGTTCACATCGGATGATCTGAAAGAAATGAAAGCCGAAATTGAGAAAGGTTTTGACGGATATGACTTTCCAGCAAAGCAGGTAATGGCAATATCTACACTTCTGCTGGCTGACAAATTAGCTACAGATTTCATATTTAAGGATGGACGTGAGCTGACGGTCGAGGACGTTGTAGACATACCTACACGCAAGAAAGATGTATCAGAAGGTCAGAGATGCTATGAATTCATTCTTGAAAGTCTCTCAGTGTACGGACAGCACTTTGATGCGCAATTTAGCTGTGATCAGTGGGGATTCAAGGAAACGCCAGATGAATATGGAGATGTATATGTATATTTTTATCCGAAACCTCTTGAAAACCTTTTGAAGAACAATGGATTCTCCAGAAAAGCCTTTTCGGCCTGGGCGATTAATCGAGAGTTAATCAAGCACACAGGAAAAAGAGATACGGTACTAAAAAGAGACGGTGGAAGTGTAATGAGGCTTATTGCGGTAAAGATTGTTGATATAAAAAGTCTTGAAAACGAGCAAGAAAATGAGGTTATTGAAACTGGTTTTCTGCCAGCTGATGCCGAAACAAATGTTCCGTTTTCGTAATTTGTAACCATGTAACCGTTGTAACACGAAAAAAAACATCCTATAGGAGAAAGTTTGAGAGTGTATAAAAAACATATACTCTAGTGATTCTCCTATATAAAAACCTTGGTTACATTGGTTACACGGTTACACACCTCTGAAGCCCACATAAAATAAGGGTTTGTGGCGTAACCAGTGGATTAAAAAAGCCGGTTACACACGGGTTACAAAATTAAAAAGTATATGCAATTAGATTTATTATAACAAAATTAACTGAATATTGCAAAAATATTCGGTTAACATAATTATTACAAGGAGTGGTTACAAAATGAAAAAAGACGATCTCAATAAAAAGCAAAGATATGCATTAGATACAATGCTGTCTGGCAGTAATGTTTTTCTGACAGGTGACGCAGGAACAGGCAAGACAACGGTTATCCAAACGTTCATCGATGAGGCGGAAAAAGCTGGTAAAAATATTCTGGTATCCGCCACTACTGGAATTGCAGCGGATAATATCGGATATGGGGCAACTACCGTACACCGAGCATTGAATATTTCAATTAAATTTGAGGACTATAAGAAAAAGGTGAAATCCAGAGCTGAACTTCTGAAAGAAGCAGATGTTCTTATCATTGATGAAATCAGCATGTGCCGGTTCGATTTGTTCAATATGATTGCAAAGACGATCATCACGGAGAATGAAGAGAGAGCAGTTGACAGACTTCTGATCGGAGAGGACAAAGAAGACATTCAGTTAATCGTGATAGGTGATTTCTACCAGCTTCCGCCAGTTATTACGACAGACGATCGAAAAATTCTCTGTCGGATGTATGGATCTGATTATGGAAAGGGTGGAAAGTATGAACATGGATATGCTTTCATGTCTGAATACTGGAAAGAAATGGGATTTGAATATATCAAACTTGATGAGGTATGCAGGCAGAATGATGAGGGATTTAAGTATGTGCTGAATGATATTAAATATGGCAACAATATTAGAAAATCCATTGCATATCTGGAGAACAACGAATCAGACAAAGTTATACCGGAAGCGCCGTTCTTGGTTGGCACTAATGCAGAAGCTGACAGAATTAACAATACTTTCCTTGGCAAGTTGGATAAAAAGACCGAAAAAGTGTTTCATGCAGCAGTTGACGGCGAGCTAACATCTGCCGATATTAAGAACATTGCATTTGCCAGAGAGGACTTAATTCTTAACATCGGTGCAAAAGTGATGATTACAGTCAATGATTTGTCTGGAAACTACGTTAATGGAACGATTGGCATCATTCAGAAAATTGTGGAAAACGGAGAATTTGAAGAATCTTATCTGGTTATCAAAACTGATAAGGGCAAAACAGTTAGCTTATATAGATACAATAAAGACATTGAGAAACAGGTTATTGAGGAATCCGAACAAGAAAAGGATGGTCGGAAGATCGTGAAAGAGAAGATTGTCCGTAAGAAAGTAGGCTCTTTCTCTCAGTTCCCGGTAAAACTTGCCTGGGCAATCAGCATTCATAAATCACAGGGACAGACATTTGAAAAAATCAACATTGACCCTTGCTGTTGGGATCCTGGACAGTTCTATGTGGCTGTTTCCCGGGCTAAATCAGCTAACGGCATATATTTTATCAGACCGATAAAACAGAGCTATATAAAGGCGTTTAGCAAGGATAACGAGCGACTTCTTGAACAGAGTTTTGAGGTAGAAGAAGGTGCGTAAGTATGAGAGTGACGCATGAGCAGATACCGAACACCATAAAGTTTTTACAGATTGACTTTCCGGCACTGGTCCTCCAGACTGCCGGAATTGAGGCAAAAGATGAATACTGGCAGCAGGTAGTTGAACAGATCCATGTTGTATCTGAAAAATATAACAAAAATGGATTTGTAGATCACATGCTTGTTGCTTATTCGAATTATCTTTCCAAGATGTTTAATAAGGCAAAAGAATTGGAAAAGGAGAATCAAAATGCCGTACAACACAAAGAATAGATACGAACAGGGACAGGCTCTCAGGAAAGAAATTTATATGTATATCGTCAGTTATATTAAACTGGTTGGATATGCACCGTCGATTACAGAGATTTCTGAAAGGGTGGATGCCGGGAGAGCTACGGTCTGGAAGCATATCAACCAGCTAATTGATGACGACCTACTCAAGACGAACCACCCCAGTACCGACAGAGCATATACTCCAGTTGGGTACGGAATAAGAAAGATAAGTAAGGAGACAAGATGAAACTTTATGACATTGTTACAGCAGATGGTACATTCGTCGACAGTATGAGCAGAATAGAGATTTTGGAACGGTTCGGAATTTCTAAGGGAGTCTTTCAAAGATATCTGGATAATGGCGATCTGTTAGAAGGGAAATATCAGATAAATGATTATGACTGTGACATAAAAGCAAGGAAATGTAAGGACAGGGAATTATTCTTACGGTTTGACATTCTGACTCAGAAGATAAGGAGGGCTGTTGGATGGGAATACTAAAAAAGCGTGGAGGTCTAACACAATGAATAAAATGCGTGAATATGAACGGGGCAGGGAGGACGGGCTTGACCTTGCCAGACGAATTGTTAAACAGGGCGGGATTGAAGCCCTCGAACAGGAATGCAAGTTCCGGGGTGTGACCGGGATACATACCTCTCTGGCAGTAAAAGACCTTGATAAAGCGTCAGAAAAGATAAAAGAGGTTATAGCGGATTCATTTGTAATATTGTCAATCGCCGTTCTGCATGATGATTTCGGTTTTGGCGAGAAGCGCTGTCAGAGATTCAGAAATGGGCTTGACCGGGCTGCTGATTATATCAATGACGGTCTGGCGGAATGGATTGATTATGTAGACGCTATTAAAGAAGAGTTAGGGATTGTATTAAAGAATCCCGGAGAATAACGGACGGGTAGCATTTGGATAGGAGAAAAATGAAGTTTAAACATAGAAAGGAATAACGAATCCTCGGCAAACCGAGGTTGTAATTTAAAGGTGTGAAAGAAATTACATAAAGGGAACAATAGTTGCGTTGGCGATTCGATAAGGTGAAATTTGAAGTAGCGCACATATAGCATATTTGACTTATGTGAGTTTCAGACCGTCAGCATGGGAAGCCTATGTTCCTTATCCACGATACATGGATTTGTAGCGTGGTGTTATGAAAGTATGTTGGTTTTCAACAGGAATAAGCAGTTTTGTAGCGTGTTATCTGGCAAAGGATGTTGACGAAATTATCTATACTCATGTATCAAATCAGCATCCAGACAGTCTGAGATTCTTGCATGATTGTGAGAAACTGTTAGGAAGAAAGATAACAATAATCCAGTCAGAAGAATATTCCAGTGTGGATGATGTGATTGAAAGAACCAGATGCATCAATACTCCATTTGGAGCGCCTTGCACAGACAAATTAAAGAAAAGGGTTCGTATGAAATGGGAACGCGAGCATCCAGATCATCATACTTATGTATGGGGATATGACCTGAACGAAAAGAATCGTGCAGACAGAGTATGCGAAGCGTTGAGCGATTACGAACATGAGTTTCCACTTATTGAGCATGGATTAACTAAGCAAGAAGCACACGGAATAGCAGTCAGGTTAGGACTAAAACGCCCGATTATGTACGATTTAGGTTATCCGAACAATAATTGCGTAGGCTGTCCGAAAGGCGGAATGGGCTACTGGAATAAAATCAGAGTAGATTTCCCAGAAGTATTTGAGCGCAGAGCCAAGCAGGAGCGAGAAATCGGACATAGCTGCATAAACGGAGTATTTCTTGATGAATTAGAACCAGATAGAGGAAATATTAACACAGAAATCATGGAGGACTGCACAATAGCGTGTCAGTTGCTTACATGGAGAAAGTGAGGATGAAAAATGGAATTTAAAAGTAACGCCAAGTATGACGAAGAACCTAAAACTGGAAGTATTTTCGCCTTGAAATACAATTCTTTAGGAATTGTTATCCACAAATACGTTGGTTACGGAGATGCACTGTTTCTCAACTGTAGTGCATTGGATATTTTAAACTACGATCTCGGAACAGAGGATTTTAAGGAAGCTGTCAGTAAAACAAAAGAAATTATCATGCGTGAAGTTAAGAAAATTAGAGATGATTCATACAGATTCTATTCAGACAACAACATTGAATTTGATAGATATTAGGAGGACGCGAAATGTTAATCAGAAGTCAGGATAAAGAGATATTAGTTAATTTTAATGTATCAGCTGGTATCGAAATTGCAGAAGGGACTACAAAAACAGTTGTAACATCATATATCACTGGATGCAGTTATTTACTCGGAGAATATTCCACCAGAGAAAAAGCTATGAAAGTATTGGATATGATTCAGGGAGCCTATGCGAATTTTGAAGCATCAAAAATCGTCAGTACAGGATTAGCTGGTGCGACGTACGCAGGAAGTTATGATACTCCCGAGAGCGTAGCTGGTGGAATTAAAGTGTTAAAGGAGTATATAGAAATGATAAGAGAATCAGTAGTCTTTCAGATGCCAGAGGATGGGAGCGTGGAAGCATGAGCGATGTAATGGAACTTGTTCAGAATGAAGACGGCGCATTTAGTGCATACGATGATACCTATGACATTGTAATACACTGCGAGACAGAAGAGGAACAGAAGAAAGTTATTGAGCGTTTGTCTACTGACTGGATTCCAGTCAGCGAGAGAGTACCAGAAATCAAGAATTATGCGGAATGCTATTTAGTCACAAACGGCAGATTTTGCTGGATGGCATACTGGACGCCCGAAAAAGAGTGGATTCTTGCGGATTGCACAAATTGTAAAAATAAAATTGATTGGACAGACGTCGTGGCTTGGATGCCGCTTCCAGAACCATATAAGGAGAACTAAATGGGATATTGTAAATTAAACTGCCCGTACGGCGAAATAGAGTGTTGCATTTGCTGCGAGGAACAAGACGGTTGCGATAACCGGTGTGACATGATGGACAGTTATGAATACGCAGAAGATTGCGAAGATTATGTTAAGGAGGATGAACCATGATTACATTCTTGTTAGGACTTACGTTTGGAGTCATATTCGGAGTAGTCGGTCTTGTATGTGCAGCGATCATGTACGATAAGCACCATCCAGACGAATAGAAAGGAGTGACGGTATGCTGACAAGGAATAAAAAGCTGAAAGACTACGGTATTCCGGCAGAGGATATTACAAAACACGTCTACGAGGTCATGGCATTATATCCGTGCTGCGTCCTGTTAAGAGATACCAGAAACGGGGTCAGGACTTGTCCGGGATATAATACGTTGAGCCTAATGCTGAGAGGAAGTGAAGTAAATGAGTAAATCAGTATTAGTGATAGATACACCGGAGAATTGCTATGATTGCCCGTTCGGAACTGCATACTGCAGCGAACTTGAATATGAGGGTTTGTGTGAATTAGCTGACTGTTTAGACTGCGTTGAAATTCTGATAACAGAAGAACATTATGATTGTGAAAGCAAATCAAGACCTAAATGGTGTCCATTGAAGCCATTGCCGGAGAAAAAAGAGTATATCGTTCCGAATGACAATGTAGAATCACAAAAAGATATTATTGCGGTTGGTTGGAATGCCTGCTTGAGAGAAATTACAGAAACAAGCGATGAAAACAAGCGATAAAAAGTAAGCGATAAGAGGTGGAGAAATGATTATTTTAACTGGAAAAATCGTGTTTGTAAAGACACAGGAAGAATATTTGAGTGTTCTGAAAATGGCAAAGCTTCAGGGATTCACATGGGCGAGAGAAAACCATTTAAACCCTATCGTAATTCCGTTTCCAAACATATTGAATTTTTACGACAGTAAGATTGTTACTTACAACTATGTTGAAAAGACAGTGTATGAAGCATCCGAAATCGTCGAAGATGAAGAAAAAATCAAGGATGCAGTAAAACTTGTCAGAACGTTCGCTAAATACCCAGACAGAACAGCATTGACGGATGCATTCATTGAATCATTGAAGCTGCTCACAGACGCTATAGAGAGTCAGATGGAAGAGGTGAAGTAGATGGAGAGATTAACAGAAAGAGAAAGAAATGTTGATGGTACAGGAGTTGCAAAAGAAGAAATTACGGATGGATTATTAAAACCGTTTGCGGATAAAATTCTTACGAAACTTGCTGTTTATGAAGACTTAGAAGAACAGGGATTGCTTGTGAGATTGCCGTGTAAGGTTGGAACAGAAGTATATTACATCTTAGGTATTCCAAATAAGACACCATGTACAATCGACAAGTGCGTATTTAAGTTGTCGGATATAGATAAAATCGGTGAATCATTATTTCTCACCCGTGAAGAAGCTGAGAAGAAGTTGGAGGAGATGAAGAAATGAATAACAGACCTACACCAGACATAACGCCAAACCTTGCTATATCAGCATACCACGTACTACAGCAATATTGTACTGGACAGCCAGCGGATTGCAAAGGCTGCGGATTCTACGAACACTGTCCAGAATGTTTTCGAGGCATGCCATGTGACTGGAACTTAAATGAAGAAGGTGAAATAAATGAAGTTAAGAAAGGCAACACTGATTGATTACGGAGTGCCGCCGGACGATATACCGACATTACAAAGCCACTTGCGGAATCTTAGCGAAAGCGATAAATATAATCTGTTACAGGTATCTATTAAATATGCACCCGGCATCGAATCACAAATCTATGACAGCATCGTGAACAGTATTGGTTATCGGACAATGGAGAAGATCAGGACAGTTCCTGCAACAGAGAATGACTTTTACGGATACAAACGCAAGGTCATGGCGGAATATTATCATCTGGCCAAACTGATTGGCAGGCTTTAAAAAAAAACTTAAAAATTTATAAAAGTGGTAGAGAGCTATGTACGCCATAGTATGGTATTATAGTATATATAACTATAACTATGCTAGGGCGTTTTTATGTCTGGAGGTGAGAAGGTTAATATGGCGGGAAAGTATGAATATTGGCTTTCTCAAGAAGGTCAAGTACTTTTACAAGGTTGGGCTAGAGATGGTTTAACTGACGAGCAGATTGCAAAAAATATGTGCATTTCCCCATCGACATTATATGAATGGAAAAAGAAATATTCGGAGATTTCGGAGTCCCTAAAAGAAGGGAAAGAAATAGCTGATTACTTAGTAGAAAATGCACTTTTCAAAAATGCTCTTGAGGGGAATACCACGGCTCAAATATTCTGGTTAAAAAACAGAAAACGTGATAAATGGAGAGATAACCCAGAACCGGAAATGAAAGAAGAAAAAGAGGAGGGCATAGTAATTGAACTTACCAGAAACGGAGAGAAGATATAAAGTATATAAACATACTGTGCCTGATGGCAGAGTGTATATAGGAATGACTTGCAAAACAGTAAAAGCAAGGTGGGACAGCGGATATTACGGAAACGATGATTTCTTCAAAATTATAAAAAAATATGGTTGGGAAGGGATTAAGCATGAAATTATATCCGATAATCTCACCAAAGAAGAAGCCGAATTAATTGAACGAAAAAGCATTGCAAAACATCGAAGCAATGAAGAAAAGTACGGATTTAATTTTGACAGTGGTGGAAATTTCGGAAAGAAGCGTTGCGCTCGTACAAAGAAGAAAATGAGTAAGACAGCAACGCAGCTTCATTTCGGCGATAGGCTGCACACAAAAGAAGTTGTAGCTAAAAGAGCAATAACTCAAACAGGAAGAAAGCTTTCAGACGAAACCAAAAGAAGAATTGGCGATTCCCATAGAGGTAGTAAAAGCGTTTCAGCCAAAAGGGTTAATCAGATAGACAGATACAATGGTAAAATAATAAAAACATGGGACTGCACTATGGACGTGGAGCGAGCGTTAGGCTATAAGAATAGTGCCATTTCTCGATGCTGTTCGGGTGGACGTCCCACAGCCTATGGATATGTTTGGAGATATGAAGCAGTATGAAAATATCCGCAGATGATTTATTTCCGTATAATTTCGATAATGTGCTAAGAGATATTTTAGAACACAAACATACTTATTATGTATTCAAAGGTGGACGTGGAAGCTGCAAGTCTTCTTTCGTGAGCATTGTCATTATATTGCTAATGACAAGAAAAGAGAATAGAGATAAGCATTGTATCATATTCAGAAAAACAGCGAACACATTAAGAGATAGCGTTTTTTCACAGATGCAATTTGCTATATCAGCATTGCATCTTGATGGTGATTTTAAATGTACTGTCAGCCCAATGAAAATAACATATATGCCGACTGGACAGACTATAATGTTTCGTGGCGTTGATGACAGAATGAAATTAAAGTCGTTAAAAGCTCCATTCGGATACTTTGCTTTTGCATGGCTGGAAGAATGTGATACTTTTACCGGAATGGAAGAAGTACGAAGCATCTTGCAGTCATCGATGCGAGGTGGAAAAGACTACTGGACTTTTATGTCATTCAACCCACCAAAAACAAGACATAACTTCATGAATGAGGAAGTATTAATCCAGAGAGACGACAGATATGTTCATTCTTCTGATTACAGAACGGTTCCAAAGGAATGGCTTGGACAACAGTTTTTTGACGATGCCGAACATCTCAAACAGATTCGCCCAGAAGCCTATGAGCATGAATACCTGGGCGTCCCGAATGGTGACGGCGGAAACGTATTTGAATATCTCGAAATCAGAGATATTACAGACGAAGAGATCAGCCACATGGACCGCATTTTCGCTGGTGTAGATTATGGATGGTACCCGGATGCCTTCTGCTATCTCCGAACTTATTATGATTCTGCCAGAGAGAAGATATATCTGATTGACGAGCTGTATGTAAATAAATGGAGCAACTCTAAGACTGCTGATTGGATCAAGAAAAAAGGCTATGACGATTACACAATGATATGTGATTCTGCGGAACCTAAGTCTGTGAATGACTTCCGGGATGCCGGACTTCCTGCAAGAGGAGCAATCAAAGGACCGGGAAGTATCGAGTATGGTTTCAAATTCTTACAGACAAAGACTATAGTCATTGACCCGAAGCGAACACCGAACGCATATAAAGAAATCACAGAATATGAGTACGATCGGGACAAAGAGGGAAATGTAATAAGTGGTTATCCTGACGGAGATGATCATGCAATCTCGGCACTTAGATATGCTTATGAGCCGTTGTTTAACAGGAGAGGTTACAGTGCATAATGGGACTTATAACAACACTAAAAAGGTGGTTTAATATGATATTCAAAAAACAAGCCGAAGAGGACTTCAACATTCAGGCAGCAGAATTTCCAGAGATGGAATCGCTGATTAACCGGTGCGCGAACATCTACAGAGGTGTGCCGGAATGGTTAGATGATAAGAATAATATCAAGACGATTAATTTCGCGAAATCTGTCTGCTCAGAGACAGCTCGGCTCGCAACATTGGCAATCGGCATTCAGATAGACGGCTCCGCAAGGGCTACGTGGCTTCAGGAGCAGATTGACAAGGTATATTTCCAGATTCGACACTGGGTAGAATATGGTTGTGCTTATGGAACAGTATTTATTAAGCCGAATGGTGAGAGCCTTGACGTATTCACTCCGGCAGATGTGATGATTGTAGATTATGATAATCAGGAAATTAAAGGGATTATATTTAAGGATTCTTATACAGTTGGACGGAAATACTATACACGGCTTGAATATCATAGGTTTGTCGAGACCACAATAGATGGAGCGACAACCTATCCGTACTACGTTTCTAACAGAGCCTATGTATCAAAATCCCCTCAGTCAATCGGTGATAAGATTGACCTTAAACAGACCAAGTGGGCTGACCTCATGACAGACACGCCGCCGATTCTCAAGGCAAACGGTGAGAAGCTGGACGGACCGCTATATGGAGTATTGCGGACACCGCAAGCGAATAACGTGGATATTAATGCACCATTGGGCTTGCCAATATTTGCCGAAGCTATCGAAGAACTAAAAGACCTCGACATTGCATACAGCCGAAATGCCGGAGAGATTTTCGATTCTCAGAAGATTGTTCTGGCAGATGATAGACTGCTGATGCCAAGTGGCACACCTGTAGCAGCCATGTCACCACAGGGCATGGAGAACAGACGCAATGAGATGAACTTACCGCACTTTGTCAAGAATGTATTCGGACAGGATGAAAAAGAGTTCTATCAAGAAATCAATCCGCAGCTCAACACAGATACCCGTATAAGCGGTATAAATGCCCTTTTAAGCCAGTTAGGGTACAAGATTGGATTCTCCAACGGATACTTTGTTTTTAACGAATCTAGCGGTATTCAGACTGCTACAGGAGTAGAAGCGGAACAGCAGAGGACAGTCCAGTTTGTTAAAGACGTTCGAGACAAGTTGGAATCCTGTCTGGATGAAGTTATCTACGCTTTGAACGTTTACGCTGACCTGTACGGGCTTGCACCTGTCGGAGCATACGAGGTCAATTATGATTTCGGAGACATTCTCTATGTCAGAGAAAACGACCGTGCAAGATGGTGGCAGTATGTGACTACTGGCAAGGTTCCGGCATGGTTGTATTTTGTAAAATTCGAGGGAATGACTGAGGAAGAAGCGAAAGCAATGGTCAAAGAAGCTCAGCCAGACGAACCAACATTATTCGGAGAGGAGTAAGAAGATGGCAGATAAACCAGTAACAAGGGAAGAGAAATATCTTGCGTACTTGACAGGTGATTACACGGGCGAACTCCCGAAGCCAATCACGAGAAAAGAGAAGTATTTATACGAATTGTGCCTAAAAGGAATAGGCGGTGAGATTTCACCGGAAGAAATCAAAGCCGCAGTAAATGAGTACCTTGAAAAGAATCCAGTACTTCCCGGAGCCACGACAGAACAGGCACAGCAGATCGAGCAGAATAAGACGGACATTGGTTCACTGAAAGAGGAAACTGGTTCGCTAAAGGAAGATATAGGTGAGATTTCTAAAAAGTAAGGGTATCTAAGCAGTTATGTCACGGACAGTACTATAAAAATTGATAATGAAATTTATGATGTCACGACTATTATAGATGAACTGTTAAAAAAGGATGTAAAAAAAATAGTAGTAGATGTTGATTGCTATGTTCAGAAATCAATTATTCCGAATAATGGAATAGAAATAGTCGGAAATGGTAAAAGCGTTATTTATTTTGAATCTGGAGATGGATTTAATTTTTCGGAGGGTAGCGACAACACATCCATACATGATTTAATAATAAAGGGATATAACATACAAGATGATGTAAATGTTAAAGATAACTGGCTCATCAATATATCAAGTGATTTACATAATGTCAAATTATACAACTTAGATATAGAGAGCGGTTATAACGGTATAAAAATAAATGGATGGATAAATAATTATCTAAATATAATTGTTAGTTATTTTAAAGGAATTGGCGTTTATATTGGAAGAAGTGATAACACTTTTAACACTTTTTATATAAACGGTTGCCGAAAAGAGGGCTTATATATTTCATCCAGTAATAACAGAATTGATAATATAAAGATATTATCATGCGGGGAAAATTCTGATTCTTCTTGTTTTTTTAAAGGTAATAGGAATACTATATCGAATGTAGAGATTCAAGATATATATAAAAAATGTGCGATATTCAAGGATTTTAATAATAATATATTAAACATTAACTTAGATGGGATAAGAACACACATTACGGACGACGCATCAATCGTACTTGCTGAATTTGTAAATTGTAGTAGAAATGTTATCAATTTAATTTCATCAAAATATGGTTCTAGCGTTAATGACTCGTCTAAGGACGATATCATAAGTTTAAATAGCAATTGTAATACCAATTCATTGATATTATCATCATTGAAAGTCGCATTGCAGGATGGTGGAGTGAAAAATAACATAACGGTGTTAAAAAACGATATTGTTAGTTACAATATTGATAAAATTTTGACTCTGGAAGAAACATACAGTGCAAAAAAAACCGACAGCGATTCATTATGTTAAGTGTACTAATGTATCTAATGAATATAGCGATGCTATGTACGCTTTTAAAAATAATGGAGATGTTAGTTACAGCGGGGCTAGGTTCGCGTTAAAAGAAAAACAGAAACTTTTTTGCGTGGTGGTTTTATCTTCAAACACCGCCTATACTGAGCAAACACAAGCAATTCTTACGTTAACTGATCAACAAGGCAATATAAATAGGACTAAAAGTATCGGAAATCTTGAAAATAACCAAGTTCTTACTTTAATAGGGGCTGATGATGCATCACTTTTTCCATGGGCTGTATTAAATGGCGCGATGAATTCAAGCACGATAACGAAAATTAAGTATATAGGTTTTTTTGATTTTAAGAATTATTCTGCCATAATGTCTGATATTATTAATTAACTAAAGAGGGCTTTAGTTAACCAGTAAAAATCAAAACATGTACCACGACTTTTGATGAAAGAGGTGATATACTATGCTTAGTCCAGAATATTTACGAAGAATTACAGAGGGCAGTGAACAGATTGCAGAAGAACTGCATCAGTATATCATCTCTGAGATCGTGTCACGGATGATGGCGAGAATTGGCAGAGGCGAGGACTATATTCTAACCAATGCCGATGCGTGGAGAATCAGAACATTGCAGGAATCCGGTGAACTGCTAGAGGACATTCTGGCAGAACTGTCCAAATACACCAAACGTGAGCAACAGGAACTTCTTGAAACGTTTGAAGATGCCGGAATCACTGCAATGAACTATGACGACAAGGTATATAAAGCGGCAGGATTAAGCCCTGTACCGCTTGAACAATCCCCGGCTATGATAAGACTCATGGAGCGGAATATGCTTGCAACTATGGGCGAGTGGAAGAACTTCACACGGACAACTGCAAGTGCTGCTCAGAGACTCTATATTGAACAATGTGACCTTGCTTATAATCATGTGATGACTGGGGCAGTTGGGTATACGCAAGCCATCAAAGAGGCAGTTAATAACGTTGTGAGTGATGGTGTGACAGTCACGTATCCATCCGGCAGAAAAGACACGATTGAAACAGCAGTGGCACGTTCTGTCAGAACTGGTGTGGCACAGGCCACGGGAGACATATCCCTCAAACGCATGGAAGAAATGGACTGGGATTTAGTTCTGGTCAGTGCTCACATGGGAGCTAGGACAGGTGACGGCGGTGAGAATCCCGGAAATCACTCATGGTGGCAAGGGAAAATATACTCTCGTTCTGGCAAGAGTAAGAAATTTCCACCGTTCTCATTGACCGGATATGGAACAGCAAGTGGACTGTCAGGGGTCAACTGTCGGCATAGCTTTGGATCCAGTGACGGAGAATTTAATCCTTATGCGGAATTATCAGCACAGGATAAAACCGACAAAGGCAAACAGTACGAAAAGGAACAACGACAACGTACTTATGAACGAAGAATCCGCAAAACGAAGCGTGAAGTCCTTGGGTTGCAAGCGGCGGTTGACAACTGCAAGGACGAACAGGCAAGATTCGCACTCCAACAAGACCTTGACCGGAAGTCTTATCTTTTACAGAAACAAAATGCTGCATACAAAGATTACTGCAAACGGAATGGCCTGAGGGAACTGCAAGACCGGCTCATGATCGCCAAGTGGAACCGCCAGAACGCTGCTAAAGCCAGAGGAGCTGCAAAGCGATATAAAACAGCAAAGGGGATTGACTGATGGACAGATGGGAGTATTACAACCCTAATCCTATTAAGGGTAAGAGAACCGGAGATTGTGTCGTCCGGGCAATATGTAAAGCAACTGGCTTTGACTGGGAAACAGTATTCGCCGGATTAATGATACAGGCGTGTGCTCTGTCAGATATGCCAAGCGCAAATTATGTCTGGGGAGCGTACCTCTATAAGCATGGGTACAGGCGCAAACTGATTGAACAATCAGAGTGATATATCTATACAGTCAACGACTTTTGTACAGGCCACCCAACAGGCACATACATTCTCTGCATAGGCGGTCATGTGGTGACAGTACAAGAGGGCAAATATTTCGATACATGGGATTCTGGAAATGAAGTCCCGGTATATTACTGGGAAAAGGAGAATAAATGAGCATATCAGAATTTGTACAGATTTTCCTTTCGATCTGCGGAGGGGTGTCCATTGTCGGAGGGGCAACAGCTGTAATCTTTAAATGGATTACACCGGCATTTCGACTTAACAAACGAGTGGAGAGACTGGAAGAACATGATAGGCGAGATTACGAGAGTCTTCAGAGAATTGCAGAACGTGACTCATTAATCCTGGAAGTGTTATCGACTATGCTGGATAGCCAAATCAGTGGGAACAATGTCGAGGAGTTAAAAAAAACAAAACAGAAGCTCACGGAGTATCTTGCACAGAATCAACGTTAATTGCATTAATAAGGGGTATGCTCATGAAGTTATATGTGTTCACAAAGAAAGATATAGACAGGTTCTTGACAGAGTGTAATTTTACACCGGATGAAGAAAAGCTGTTCCGGCTGAGATGTCAGGAACACACTCTTGAATACTGCGCTGAACAGATGAATGTGAGTATATCCACGGCGAAACGATTGAGCCGGAGGGTGAATAATAAAATAATTAAAGTGTGTTAAAAATATGGAGAGGATATTTCTACCCTCTCCTTTTCTTATTTCTCACAGTCTTCCAAGACAGCTCGCTCTAACAGCTGTCTCACATAATCCGGGCATTTGCTTTTTCCGGATTCCCAGTTTTCGAGCGTTCTAATCGGTATGTTGTACCTCCTTGAGAATTCTGCTCGGGATATCTTTAAGTGTTCACGCATTTCCGTGGTGGACATATTTTCTTTTTGTTTCAGATCATCTTCCATAGATCCTTTTGTTTTGTAAGACATGAATCCTACCGCGGATGGGAAAATACGGGTGTAAGTGGTTTTGTTTTCGTCAATCCATTTAATGCTCACATATACTTTTGCACATAAATATGGCCATTCCGGACTTAATATAGTACCGTCCACATATACACAAACATCGCATTCTTCAGCGATAGAATTATCATATATGATACGATCGACTTCTTCTTTAAAGAATTTCGCACGGCAATAGGCCACGATGTCGTCTAACTGGTATCCGTCGCATTCAGGTATAAAACTTTTGATCTGTTTTCGCTTGATCTCCCATAGATTCGTGCTATAATCTTTATCCATTTTAACGAGGCTGTCGACAAACCCGCCGACAGGAGAGGGATTTAAGATTTTGTAAGCTACATCAAGTTCGGCGTCAGATTTTCCACAGCCTTTCTTGAAATCATGCATTAATTCATCCATCATGGATTCAAATTCAGATTGATTATATTTATACATACATTTCGTCCCCCTTTCTATCAATGTTCTTTGACATATTTATGTATACGCTCATATAAATTCATTTCATTTCGGTTCGCCATTAATTCGCTTAAATCGCTTGAATCATAATTTGTAGAATATACGGCATAACTGCGATTTTCGATAAACCATGAAGCTTCTTTGATGTTGCTAAGAATCTCCATATCTTTAGTTCTTTTTTCTGCGCGAGCAGGTCTGTCTTCGGATTCGTATTTTCTAACGCGAGCAGATAAATATGAAATCATGTTTTTTCTTATATCTTCAGCCCATGCAATCTGCTTTGGACTTCCGACGAGTTCAACTAATTTCTGTTCCATTGTTTTTGCTTCCTCCCATGCTTTTTTAAGACCGGAGGAAATTGTCATTGCAGATTTCTTAACCAGTTCCCATGCTCTTTTCATGATTTGTGATAAGTTGTATTTCTTCATTTCTGTTTCCTCCGTTCCTTTGATGATTATATAATACCACCAATTTGGTGGTATGTCAATACTTTTTTGAACTTTTTAGATTGATACATCTATGCAAAAATATAATCAGAAAGGCGGTGCATAAGATGGCATTATATAACAATCCTTATCAATATAGTTTTGGCGTTCCGGGGCAGATGAATCAGTTCCAGCAACAGCCTGTCCAGATGCCGGCTCAACCAGTACAGCAACCTCAGCAGAATAATAACGGAATCCTGTGGGTATCTGGCGAAGTTGGCGCAAAGTCCTATCTGGTAGCACCCGGGACAAGTGTTTTACTGATGGACAGTGAAAGCGAAAAGTTCTACATAAAATCCACAGACGTTTCCGGTATGCCACAGCCGTTACGGATATTTGAGTACCACGAGGTAGGCACTCAGATGCCACCTAAACAGCCTGTCCAGAACATGGACAGCAAATATGTCACCAGACAGGAATATGACGATTTAAAGGGCAAATACGAAGCCATTATAAACCGATTAAATTCTTTTTCTGAACCTGTTAGAGCTAATACCGCGCAGGAATCAGCAGTCAAGGGAGGAAACGCAGATGAGTAATCCATTATTCAATGCCCTCGGTGGTGGGATGTCGCAGGGAAACGGGCCAATGCAGATGGTACAGCAGTTTATGCAGTTTAAACAGAATTTTAAGGGAGACCCGAAAGCAGAAGTTGAGAAGATGTTACAGTCTGGACGGATTTCTCAGCAACAGCTTAATCAAGTTCAGCAGATGGCGGGACAGTTTCAACACATGCTGAAAGGAATGAAATAGTACATTACAATCTGGCCAGATTGATGTAAATACACAATAAAGGAGATTATAACTATGGATGGAAATTATAGCTTAGCAGATATTGCCGCCGCTACTGGAAACGGTAGAAATAATGATGACATGTTTGGCGGAGATGGTAGCTGGTGGATTATTGTTTTATTCATTTTTGCTTTCTTCGGATGGGGAAACAACGGCTGGGGCAATAATGGCAATGGCGGCGGATATGCAGCCACAGCAGCTACTCAGGCAGACATTCAGAGAGGATTCGACAATTCAGCGGTAATCAGCAAACTTGATGGAATCAACAGTGGCCTGTGCGATGGCTTTTATGCCATGAATAATGGTATGCTTACCGGATTCAATGGAATCAACACAAACATCATGCAGACCGGCTTTGGAATCCAGCAGGCAATCAATGCTGATACTGTAGCTAATATGCAGAACACAAACGCATTGCAGGCGCAGCTTGCAAACTGCTGTTGTGAAACAAGGGAAGCTATCCAGGGCGTGAACTACAATATGGCGCAGAATACCTGTGCATTGCAGAACACAATGAACAGTAACACAAGAGACATTATCGACAGTCAGAACGCAGGAACAAGAGCCATTCTTGATTATCTTTGCAATGAAAAGATTTCTTCTCTTCAGGCTGAAAATAATGACCTCAGACGCGCTGCTTCTCAGGATCGCCAGAGTGCATTACTCACAACTGCAATGGCTTCACAGACACAGCAGCTCATTAATGCAATTAATCCGGCACCGATTCCGGCATATCAGGTTCCTAACCCGAACACATTTTACGGATGCGGATGTAACACTGGATGTAATTGCTAACAACTTCATATCGAGAGTATCTTTCGATTGATTTCGGATGTCGGCTTATGCCGTATTACACAGAGGGGCAGGCTGAGACCTGTCCTTTCGTGATATGAAAGGAGTATTTTTATGGCAGAATTTATAAGTATATCTGCTCAGACCGTAGCAGCAAATGGAAACGTAGTATTTTCAAATACAGCAGTTAAGGGTTCTAACTGCATTCAGCACAGAGAGGGAAGCGGAATCATCACCCTAAGAGGACTGACTAACCAGTGTAAAGCGAGATTCTTCGTGGATTTTTCTGGTAATATCGCAATTCCAACAGGCGGTACTGTCGGAGCTATTTCTCTGGCAATTGCAATCTCTGGTGAGCCGGTTCTTTCTTCCCAGATGATTTCCACACCGGCAGCAGTAAATCAGTACAATAATGTGTCCTCTGGCATCTATATTGATGTGCCTCGCGGATGCTGCGTTAATATCGCGGTAGAAAACACAAGCGATCAGGCTATTTCTGTTGCGAACGCGAACATTGTTGTGACCAGAGAAGCGTAGGAGGTGTGATTATGAGAGATATTAAAGACTTATGCGCAAGAATCGAAGACGAGCTGTCCAAAATTGCTGATAATGGGCTGACCACTGGGAACTTGGAAATGACATACAAACTGATTGATATGTACAAAGATATCAAGAATACGCAGTACTGGGATAAGAAAGTAGAGTACTACAACACTGTCCTTGATGAGATGCGTGGCGGATACAATGACGATTACAGTGAACGTGGAAGAAAGCGTGACAGCATGGGGAGATACAGCTCAAATGACGGCAGAATGATGCCGGATTACGACAGGGGTAATTCTTATGCCAGAAGGGGTGAACATTATGTCAGAGGGCATTACAGCCGCTCTGATGGGCGAGATGCTTATGACGATTACATGACGCAGAAACAGAGCTATCGTTCCGGCAAGTCTGAAGACTGCAAAAGAAAGATGCTCGCCGCATTGGAAGAACATCTGGACGAACTTACAACAGAAATGAGTGATATGTCCAAGGATGCAGAGTGCCGGGAAGAACGTGATCTTGTCAAGAGATACGTAGAAAAACTCCGTGATATGCTCTAAAAGCACAAAAGTGGTAGAGAGGTAGTTAAAAGAAATCTGTTATAATGTAATTGTGCAGCAGGAAGTACAAGTAAAACGGTTGTTTTTGACATTTTCGTTTTAATCCTCCTTTCTTTAATTTAGTAGCTGGTACGCACGCTTTAACGGAAAGTTGAACAGGTTCGAATCCTGTCGTGCGTATTTGCCATCTGGCACGCAAGATGGCTCACCTCCTTGATTAAGGTTTTTGTTATTCATACTTTTCTTTTAAAAAAGAAATAAATATCCGAAACAACTCGTGGCAGGCATGACACGTTAAACACCTTGCTAACCCGGGAATCCGGGTTATGTGGAATGTACGCTAGTGGAAAACTGACAGAGTCGCGCTCTGGTCTCCGGTTCGATTCCGGGCGTTCCGCTTTAATCCGCTTAGAGTTAAGCTGTTTGTATACAGGTGGTCTATGTCTCAGGTGGATTTACGCTATAGCGAAAGAAGTGAAATTCACCCCAGTTTCTTTTTAGAGGGTTGGCCGTTATAGGCGGCATGGAATGTAGCTCAGTGGTAGATCGCACTGTAAATGTGAGGTCGCAGGTTCGATTCCTGCCTTTCCGATTACCTTGCCAGTGGTCTAACTGGCTTAATCCATTTACCTGCGGCGGCAGGTCAATAAACACGACCAGGAGGATGTTATGCAGAAACTTATTGATACATTAAAATCATTTGGAATTGAAATCCCGGAAGACAAACAGGCAGATGTAAAGAAAGCACTCTCTGAGCATTACAAAAATGCGAAAGAAGTAGCAAAAACTTTGTCAAAAATTGAGGGAGAACGAGATAACTGGAAAGAACGTGCCGAGACAGCAGAGGAAACTTTAAAAGGTTTCGACGGTATCGACCCGGCGAACATTCAGACAGAGCTTGCTGGATGGAAGAAAAAAGCTGAGGATGCAGAGAAAGAATTCAATGCAAAAATCTACGACCGTGATTTCTCAGATGCTCTGAAAACAGCACTCGACGATGTTAAATTTTCAAGTGAAGCTGCAAAGAAGTCTGTTATGGCAGACATTAAAGAAGCAGGTCTTAAGCTGAAAGATGGTAAAATCCTTGGATTAAATGACCTGATCGAACAGATGAAGCAGTCTGACGCATCCGCTTTTGTAGATGAATCTCAGCAGCAGGCTCAGCAGAACCAGGCAAGATTTACCACTCACGTTGGACAGCAGCAGACACCGGGAAGCATGACAAAGAAAGATATCGAAGCGATCAAAGACCCGTCCGAGAGACAGGCTGCAATTGCTCAGAACATCCAGTTATTCCAGTGATTTTTTACACCGACTATACGACAGAGTATAGCCGCTAACCCAATACCTTAATAATTATGGGTAGAAAGGATTTTTATATGGCAGTAAAAGCTAATCTTATTACGACAAATGATATTCAGGTCACAGCACGTGAGATTGACTTTGTTACCAGATTCGAAAGAAACTGGCAGCACTTACGTGATATTCTGGGTATCATGAGACCTATCAAAAAACAGCCGGGTGCTGTACTCAAGTCTAAGTATGCAGAAGGTACTTTACAGAACGGAAAAGTGGCAGAGGGCGAGGAAATCCCTTACAGCAAGTTTACTGTAAAAGAAAAGAACTATGCGGAAATGACTATCAAGAAGTACGCAAAGGCTGTATCTATTGAAGCAATCAAGGATCACGGTTATGAGAACGCTGTTCAGATGACTGACGATGAGTTCCTTTTCCAGCTTCAGACTGATGTTACCGGAAGATTCTATGACTATCTGAAAACCGGTACACTTACTTCCACAGAAACTACATTCCAGATGGCTCTGGCAATGGCTAAGGGTCGTGTTGAGAACAAATTCAAGCAGATGCACAGAAATGTGACTGGCGTCGCTGGATTTGTCAACATTCTGGACGTATATGAATACCTCGGAGCAGCTGAAATTACTATTCAGAACCAGTTCGGATTCCAGTACATGAAAGACTTTATGGGATTCAACACAATCTTTTTACTGTCTGACAGCGAAATCCAGAGAGGACAGGTTATTGCAACACCTGTCGAGAACATCGTTCTGTATTATGTTGACCCGAACGAATCTGACTTCGCAAGAGCAGGGCTTGTATACACCGTATCTGGCGAGACAAACCTGATTGGATTCCACACTCAGGGCAACTACCACACAGCAGTTTCCGAAGCGTTCGCAGTTATGGGACTGACTCTTTTTGCGGAGTACATTGATGCAATCGCAGTAATTACCATTGATGAGGCACCAACGCTTGGCACTCTGACAGTAACATCTGTGGCAGGAACAGCAACTGGTGATACAAAAATCACTGTAAACCCGGCTAAAGAAAACGCTAACAATGTGTACAAGTACAAAGTTGCATCTTCTGAGACAGCCGTAGACTACGGACAGAATGTGAAGAACTGGAGCGCATGGGATGGTGAATCCGACATCACGGCAACAACAGGGCAGGTAATCACAGTGGTTGAATGTGACAGCACCTATAAGGCGCTGAGCGCAGGACATGCGACTGTAGCAGCAAAATCATAAATGTAGGAGGTAACTGGCATGGCTTATGCAGATTATAAATTCTATACAGAATCATTCGGCAATGTTGTGCCAGAAGTTGACTTTCCACGGCTTGCAGAAAGAGCCAGTGATTTTGTGGACACAATGACGTTTGACAGGTTGGTGGACGGACTGCCAACAAACGAACGCTCACAGAAGCGTATCAAAAAGGCGGTCTGTTCATTGGCTGAATTAATGTATCAGATTGAGCTTGCTGAAAAGAATGCTACCAATGCCGCTGTGAGTGGTGCGTCAACCGCAATCGGGTCCGGTGGTAGCACGACAGGCATTGTAACCTCTGTATCTTCTGGCAGTGAATCTATTTCTTATGCGACACCTCAGCAGATTGGGGCAAGCGCAAAGGAATGGAGTGCGGTATATGCCGCCGCCGGAGATGCGCAGAAAACGAACGACTTACTCTTAAAGACAGCATTATCGCTTCTGATGGGAGTAAGGACGAATGATGGAATACCAATTTTATATGCGGGGGCGTGATTATATGGACGTTTCAACATTAGGCTCATGTATAGCAATCGTTATGATTTGCTATATCGCAGGAATGGGCTGTAAAGCATCAAAAAAAATCCCTGATGAATGGATTCCGGTAATCATGGCGGTTATTGGCGGAATTCTCGGAGCGGTCGGGATGGGAGTTATCCCGGATTTTCCGGCATCGGACTATATTACGGCAGTTGCGGTCGGTATGTTTAACGGATTGTCAGCAACTGGTGTGAATCAGGTTATTAAGCAGGCAGTGCAGAAAGAATAATTAAGGAGAGGATATCATGTATTCGTCTAAAATTACACTTTTCAACTATTACGAAAGTGCCACAACTGGAGATGCGTACTGGTATCCTCATGTTTTATCTGGTGTTGACCTCATTACGGACAAGGGAGCAATCCTTAAAAAGTACGGACCAGACGCAACTGACAACGCACAGTTACACATTCGTTATACTGTTCAAAATGGCGATATAACCATTACTGATAAAGATGGCAAGATTCTTCCATGGGTGCCGCCTAAGGAGTGGAAACAGCAGATTAACAACGCTCTGGAAGATACTATCACATTCTCAGATGAGTCGTTCTTCTGGGAAGGTGAGTGGACTGGCGGAACGGTATCTGATGGTGATTATCGGAATGGATTCTACCAGTACATGAATGAGAACAAGGATAACGTGTTTAAGATTACCAGTGTAGGCGGTCCGTATACGCTAATTCCACATTTTGAGATTCTGGGTAAGTAATATGAGTAAGATTCATCATTTTAAAGGATTCTCCATAGTTGATGGAGATATGAAAATCAAGCTGAATATGGACAGATTCTCCAGGCAGTATCAAGAAGCTCAGTATCTCCTTGATGGAATGGTTATGGACAGTATGGTTCCATTTATGCCGATGATTACAGGTGACTTTATCAACCGAACAAGAGTTGAAAGTACATCATTGCAAGGAACTGGGAAAGTATGTGCGGCGGCGGCCCCTTATGGGCGTTTCCTGTACGAAGGAAAAGGAATGGTTGACGAAGCAACTGGAAGTCCCTACGCAAGACGTGGAGCAAAGAAGGTTCTTGTTAGTCAGTTTTCTGGCCAGACAGCTGCAAAGGAGAATCTTGAATACGCCAAACAGGCTCACCCACAGGCACAGGCAATTGATGAAGCTGAGAGCGTAATTTCTGTTCTTGGCGGACGCGGAATGGACTTTCCAATCTTCTACGACCTTGAATGGAGTCAGCAGAGAAACCTTGGGAAACAGGCGATTGAGAACATTGCAGTAGCATTTCTGACCAGAATCAAAAAAGCCGGTTATAAGGTCGGTATCTACTGCAATCTTGATTGGTACAATAACGTTCTGTCAGACACCCTGAAAAAGTACGATTGCTGGATTGCTCGTTATCCGGCTAGTGATAATGGCTCTGTACAGGAAAGATTGCGTCCATCTGTTGGTGTAGGCTGGCAGTATTCCAGTAGAGGAAAAGTATCCGGCATTAGTGGTAACGTTGACATGGATGTATTCTATAAGGATTACAAAGAGGAGGTTTCTGCAATGGATAAAGCTATTGAAAAAGTGATTCTCACTGCAAAAAATGAGATTGGATACCTTGAAAAGAAGAGCAATAGTCAGCTCGACAGTAAGACTGCAAACGCCGGCTCGAACAACTATACGAAGTACTGGCGGGACATTAAGCCATCATATCAAGGACAGCCTTGGTGCGCAGCATTCGTGAGTTGGTGTTTTATGGAAGCATTCGGACAGGAAAAAGCAAAAAAACTGTTGAAGCACTGGCCCTATGTTTACTGCCCAACACTTGGTAATCTGTTTACAAGGAACGCTAATCCAAAGATCGGTGATATTGTAATTTTTTATCATAATGGAACTTTCACCCATACCGGCATCGTAACGGCTGTAATCGGAGACAGGTTCTATACCATCGAGGGAAATACTTCTGGTGCATCTGGAATTATTGCAAATGGCGGCGGTGTCTGCGCAAAGAGTTATCTTAACAGCCAGATGCCCGGAACTAAGTTCTGTACACCAGATTATAGTATTGTATCCGATGCATCCGCACCCGTAAAACCTGAGAATACATCATCTAATACTGCACAGACAGGAGAGAAATATATGTTTAATCCAGAAACAGTAAAAGCAGGAGATAAAAACACATCTGTGCTCCTCTTACAGGAAATCTTAAGAGCCAGAGGTTTTAAAGGAAAAGGCGGCAAAGCTCTGAAACTTACATGGACAGCAGATACGAACACGATTTGCGCTCTGAAAGCTTATCAGGAATCCAGGAAAGAAGTTCTGGAAGTGGATGGTATTTGCGGACCCGCCACATGGAAAGATTTGATTGCCATATAAAAATATCCCGGGGTTAATTCCCCGGGAATTTTATTTATAAACATATTTTGTATCATTTCGGAAGTTTTAGACTGTTATCGTTAGACACACGTTAGTCACAAATAAAAATATTGTTTCCTAATATAATAGTGCCAAAAACACTGTATTTACAGGCATTTGCGCAATTTTCTAAATTCTATTTGTTGGTCGCAATTAATAAAATTAGAATAATGAAAATGAAATGTGGGAAATCCTTGTAAAATCGCTGAAAACGTTGATTTTAATAGGGTTTCCGGCATTTCGATAACGATATTTCGGTTGTTTTAGAAAGATTAAAATAGGTTCCGTTAGTCACAGTTAGTCACAAATGGAACTTTTATCTTTTCTATTTCTGTTCGAAGTTCTTCCAGCGTCCTGTGACCGTACACTGCGTTCGTGACGTCTCCACCAAAGGAGTGGCCTAGCATTCGCTTTCGGTCATTCTCCCGGACACCGTATTTTTCGCATAAAGCAGAAAAGGTGTGTCGGCAGTCGTGCGGCGTGTGTTTCGGATTGCCGACTATTCCCAAACGTTCCAGTGTAGGATAGAACAATGCTTTTCTGTGGTGTTGCTGAGTATATACGCATAGTTTACCATCTTGTGTCAGTACTTTCTGTTCGACAAAACGGTATATAGCAGAATGTATCGGAACAATTCTGTTTTTACCGGCTTTTGTTTTGATTCCACCTTGAAAGTACTTCTCTTCTAGGTTGGTTGTAAGTTTTAGCACTTCGCCGATTCGCCAACCAGAGTAACACATGATAAGAATGAGCTGTACTTCTGGATCGTCGGTATTATTCCACAGTACCTGCATCTCCTGATCAGAAAATGGCGTTCCATGTTCGGTGTCATTATCAGCATTGACATGGACATATAACGCCTTGTTTTCCGTTACGATTTCTGAGTAGACTGCATATTTGTACATCTGCTTGAACAGAGTCAAAATAGCCATCTGGCTTTGCTTTTTCAGCTTACAATCATCAATAACCTTTTGCATATCAGGAGCCTTTAAATCTTCGAATATGCGATTGTGCAGAACGGTGCAGTTTGTATAAGCTGTCCGGTATGCTTCTTTTGAACTGTATGACAGTTTTGTCCCCTCTGGGAACTTCCACGCATAAAACTGCTCGTATACATCTGAGAACGTCAATTTCTTGATTTCTGGGTGTTTTCCTTCGACACTCTTGATTGTATTGTAGTCGGCAATTAAGCGACTTATAAGGGTATCTATATCGGTCGTAGGAGACACCTCAAGAGTCCGTTCCATGCCGGGTTGATACGTGCCGGCTTTGTATGCTGTCAGGACAGTGAAACCTTTTATCCAGTCATCCACGTAGCAGATCGCCGGCGGACGTTTTAGTTTTCCATTATCGCCCAGTGTAGCTGGCGGATGCACTGCGAAGCAGTTTCTCCGGTTCTTGCCAAGGAACCGGATAGAACCAAAATTATTCGGCAGTTTTGGATATTTTTTTCTTTTCTTCGCCATTTTTATTCCTCTTTTCTTTATAGCCGTTTTTAGGTATAAAAATAACAGCCGAACAAATTTTCTGTCTTGTTCGACTGCTCCGAAGATGATACAATATGTTTTGCCAGAATATAGCATCTCTCCGGAGATGTATAAACGCCGTCCCGGTACGCCAATGCCGGGGCGGTTTTTTATTTAGCTTTCAGCGTTTTGTACGAGTCTTTCAAGTTCGTCTCTATCCCAGAGAAGCACTTGGTCTTCTTCTGCCAGCTGTTTCGCAGAACGGGTAAAATACCTATTTGTCAGAACTGCTGCAACATGGCAATGATAGAACGTCTTTCCAGCAAATGCCTCCTGCACTGCTTTGTTTCCAATATTATTCGAATAGCACTTGCACTGTATCCCATATCGGATTCCGGCTTTCTCTGCCAGTATATCAATTCCCTGATCGCCACTTCCCTGTGTGACTTCTACATTATAAAAGCCATCATTGCGAAGCAGATCAGCACAATAGTATTCGAAATCGTGTCCCTCCATTGTGTCATAAACCGGAAGTTGTGACTCCAGTACCGTGGGCGGATCAGGTATGTCTTCTGGTGTCCAAGTAGGAGCAGGAGTGTAGTTATCATGGCTGTATGATGGTGGAATAATTGGTTCAACGTCGTCAGAGTCAGTAGAATGTGTCCTGATAATGCTTGAAAAAGTGCCGAATATAGTAGAAATAATGGTACACGCAACAGCTATTAATATAGCACCGGGCACAAACATGACTATTCCCGCAAAGATTCCTGAACCTATTTCAACAGCATCCCGAGTGCTGCTATTTGCTAAACCAGTTACAGTAATAAGTGTCATAAATACAAGCCATAGGAATGTAATAAATGCTGAAAGTTTGTGTTTTTTATAAAAGTCAAGTACGTGTTTCATATAGTCCTCTTAAAGTTTTACTTCGAATACCCGTCCACATTTCTTGCATCTGAATGTTTGTTTGCCCTTTGGCTTTGTGTTGACAAGAGTAAAAGGGTGTAATGGATTCAGGTTGAGAGTTGTTTTCTGGTTGCCCGACAGATATTCAACGTCAGTACTGCCGCATCCAAAAACGTGGGCATTTGATTTTCTTAGCCATATTGTTAATTCCCCGTTTGATTATTCTTGCGTATCTTTGCTGTACATGGTGAAAGAATCATTGAGGCTTTCCCAGCCAGCCTTATTTTCTGCATAAGTTGTTACGGTCTCTTCGCCAGTTGAGGAGTCTTTGACTGTGACTTTATAATCAACATCTTCTTCAGCTACCCCATTCACCTGCTGATACACTGGAGCTGTGAACAACGCAATATATCTAATGAAAAATTCAGATTGTGCAAGATTGGTAGATGCAAGATCAATTTCGAACTCGGTCATGGTGTCATTATATGTAATATCTTTAACGTTCGGATAATTGGTGTCGTCGTCCAGGATGTCTTTGATGTAATCGTCAAAATTGGATTTTACGGCCTTTTTCCATTCTTTTTGCTGCTTCTTTGTAAGAGTGTAAGTTGTAGAGCCATCCTCATTGACAACAGCTTCCTTTGATTCTGGTACTGATGAAGTATCATCATCTTCTTCAAATCCGTAGTTTGGGACAGTAACGGTAACGTCCTTCCCGCCTGCCAGAACCGGAATGGAAGAAGTCAAAGTAAATGTAGCAGTCAGGAACATTGCGACAGCCTTTTTCTTATTCATAGAATCGTTCCTCCTAATAGCTTTATTCGCCACACTTCGCACTTTTTATGCGGATTATGTATTTTGTACCGCTGATTTTGCAATATTATGTAAAGTACGGTTATTCGTGGTATTTTTATTTTATCATTTTAAGAGCATATTGTAAAGATTTAAGACGAAATAGAGTGATTTAGATGAAAAAGAAATGTTTTTTTCTACAAAATAGTGAGAGTTCATGTGTATCATTGGCAGTTGCCAAGAGTCGGAATAGGTGGTATAATAGCAAAAGCGAACTAATGTTCGGTTCTATTTCCCACAGCCGAACATATACTGTAGCGTAGTTGGTAGTTGCGACAGGGAGGGTTGTTTATGGATTATAAGAAAGAAATTATTGAGATGGTTGAAAAATGCACGAATAATCATTGGATAGAAGTGATTTATATATTTGTGAAAAGGCTAATCGGATAACATTAAAAAAGACAAGGGTTTGCGCATTGCCCTTGTCTTTCTTTTTACTTATTAGAAATCATGTCAATAAGTTTTTCTAAATTGTCCCATCCCTCATCATCCAATCTGGCTAATGCAGACACGAGACGGTGTCGGAAAGAATCTTCTCCAGATTTCATTACGTCTGCAAGCATGGCAGAAATTTGTTTGTCTTTAATTCCGGGTATAAACATATCTCCGTTTCCAGTTCTGAGCCATTCTTCGTTTACGTTAAATTCTCTGCAAACATCATCAATAGTCCGATCTGACGGAACTTTGCTTCCCATTTCAATTTGCGCTACAAAATTCCTACTTATCTTTAGTTTGTCTGCAAATTCTTGCTGAGTTACGTTTAATTCTTTTCGCAACTCTTTAAACCTGTCTTTCAATTTAATTCCTCCTTTCTGAAAATATAATATCATAAAATGTTTACAAAGTCAACAAAAAAGTATTGACAAATGTTGTCTGGGGGACTATACTGTGTTTACAAGGTAAACAAAGAAACGCAAGAAAGAGAGGAAAAAGGATATGACATTAAACGAATTATTAAAGGTGGTAGATAAAGATACAAGAATTCAGGTGCAATTAAAAATGTTTGGCTTATATTTTAAAACCAGCAGATATAAAGAATTTCTGAAAAAGGACGAAACGAAAGAAATTCTCAATAAAGAAATCGAAACAATACGAACTATTGTGGATGAAAATATTTGCACCTTGCAAATTATTCTGAAATAGCCGAAACGGTCAGAAATGACCGTCCACCAGAGATAACCTACTGGTGCTGATGATGGCAGGTTCAAAGCCAGGTGTCCAAGCGGAGTAAGACTATAAATTTTGAGAGGAGAAAATCATGTCAGAAAAAGAAAAAAGAATCATTGAAAAACTGAAAAACGCGATTCCTAATATGTCAGATTTTGACAAGGGATACATTCTTGGTAAGACGGAAAGCTTTTCCGAGAATAAGTCAGATGATCCTGACCAGAAAGAAACCAAGAAAGGAGCAAATTATGAATAAAATTTTCGTTCCACACGAACTTAAAACAATCGAGGTTAACACAGAAAAGAAAATCTTCCGCATCAACGGAGAGGATTTCGGGCATGAATGTACAGGTTTTATGATTTCCTGTACACCGGATGATTTCCGTATTGATATGGAAGTGGACACGACCGTACACTTTGCAAGCTATTCCAATAAGGGAGTACAGAGGGAACAAGGAACGTATTAAGCAGAAGTTCCTTTATGTGAGTCACGCAGAGTACTGTAAGTTCCCAGAAGATAAGAAACATTATATTCTTGGGCATATGGACGGAGTTATTGATTGCAGTAATTCTGACTAGAAAGAAAGTAAGAAAGGAGCATAAAATGAGCGAAGTTGATACTTACATCAAAGAAAATGCAGAAGTTCATCAGTTCGCCGCAGAGGTTGCGAGAATCATATCAGGCATTCCACAGATGCCAGAGTTCTCTTCAGAGAATATGACCGTAGCCGACGCGAGTCAATTGATCGGACTCCCTGTAACAGCAATCCGAGCAGGGATTGTGTAGGGATGGTTCCCAATTGGTGTGGCTGTGCAGAATAACAAGCCAGCAAAAAGCCTTTCCGGTGGACGAATCACATACATCATAAGCCCTAGGAAAGTCTATGAAGTAACTGGTCATGTCTGGAAAGGCAAAGAGGCTCTCAATAAGTGAGTGCCCCGGAGGGAGCCGAAACCTCCACCCCGGAGCTTTGCACCACTAAAACACCTTAGTGGATAGATACATTATAGTTCTCTATCTGCTAATTGTAAAGACAAATAAGAAAAAATAAGGAGAAATTAGCTAGATATGAGCGAAATTAGAAACAAAAATCAGCCAACATGGGCTGACATCGAAGTAACACTTGCGACTGAAATTGTCGAAGAAAGCAAGAAAAAGTCAAAAAGATGGTTCACTGCATGGATTGTGACAGCCGCCGCACTGGTAGCAAGCAACCTTGTGTGGATTGCAGGAGAAATGAAATGAAAGAATATATGCTAATTGCTGTTTGTATGCTTGCCGGGAAATATGTGGATGTACCTATCTGGCTAAACATCTTTTTCGGTATCTCGGCAGCATGGGCGGTACGCCAGATGAAAGCAGACTGGCAGTAGGAAATAAGGAGGATAAGAAGATGTTCGAGAAAGAGATTGATGAAATTTACGAACTCTGTAAAAGAGTTGTGAACGAAGTTCCGGCAGCAAATATCACCTTTGATTTTTCGGGCTACGGTTTGGGAGTAAGAGGGGTTAAAAGGGAAGAAGATGTTCTCCTTCTCAAAGACAAATTTAAATGGGATTTGTACCAAAACGTATCTTTTAACCCATTTTATGAGAAAGAAAGTCGTGAAAGCCTCAGAATAATCAAAGCTTTCTTGTTGGAACTTCTGATAGATGGGAAGTGTCCAAATGAGTAAGCAGATAGCGATTATGAAGCTTCTTCCCAGTCTGGAGATAGCAGGATGTATTAATGAACTGCTCAGAGAGCTTCAGTCCAGAGGTGATTATATTCTGGATTATGAGAACTGTGACATGTCTCTGGACCATGTGGAGTATCACAAAGCTGAAGATATTGACGGAGAGAAGTTCGGGGATGCTTCAGACAATCTGTATTGCTTTTTTAAGGCGGTGCGGCATGAATGAGAGGGTTAATGAAGTTCTGAGACTGATTGATATACAGCTTGCCACAGTCCCGGATAACCCCATTGAAGAATCATACAAGGCAAGAACATTAGCGAGCTACGTACAAGCTCTAAATGGGCTTTTAACGGCTCAGAAATCGTATGAGGAGGAAACGAATGAGTGAATTTGAAATCCGTATTCCGGCAAGGAAGAAGCAGCTGATAACTGGAAAAGACAATCAGGTTGTAAAGGTTTCATCAGAAGCATACAACGCACTGGTCGAAATCTATAATGAATCAACTTTGTCTATGAAGGATATTGCAAGTTTGCTGATTATTGAGAGTAGTAAACATGTAGTTTATGACAAGGAGGAATAGCAATGGCAACACCCGTATTAAT